CACTGCCCGTCCAACGTTTTGGCGTATTGGCATTGCCCGTGGTGTCGATCCAAAGGTTCTGAGCCAACTGATCAGCAGCAGCCGGCGCCGCAGACTGAACCAAAACTTTCCCTTTACCGCCGGCCAACGTGTTCGCCGCATTCGCTGCGTTTTGCGCGGCTGTGACGTTTTGGTTGGTGGTGGTGAGGCTGTTGTTCAGGCCGGTGATTGCAGAGCCTTGGCTGCTGATCGTGCCTTCGGCGCTGCTGACTCTTGTGGTTAGGCTGTTCACCGCCGAGGCATCTGCCTTGGTTTGTGCCAGGGCAAGCGCATTGGCAGCGGCCGTAGCAGCATCTGTCGCAGCCTTGTCCGTTACCGCTGCCCAAGCACTGCCCGTCCAACGTTTTGGGGTGTTCGCGTTGTTGGTGGTGTCGATCCAAAGGTTTTGCGCAAGCTGATCAGCCGTGGCGGGGGTTGCGGATTGCACCAGCACCTTGCCCTTGCCGCCAGCCAAGGTGTTTGCAGCGTTCGCCGCGTTTTGCGCAGCAGTGACGTTGCCGTTGGTGGTTGTCAGGCTTGTTTGCAGGCCGGTTATCTGGCTCGCTTGTGAAGTGTTGACGCCCTCGATGTTGGTTATCTTGGTTTCAGCAGTGCTGACGCGCACCGCAAGTGCGTTCGCCGCCTGCACTGCCTGGCCTACATCAGTCCAATAGGTAGCATTCGGCGGCGGTGTGTTTACCGGTACGGCCTGCTTGGCCTGGTAGATCACCCCGTCTTGACCAAGAACGCCCTGCCCCGCGCTGTATGCCGAGCCAGGCTTGTACGGTATAGAGTCGGCAAGATCTGCGATCGTGTCGATCTGCTGCTGCAGCTCAGCCTTGGCATCAGCCAGAGCGCCGTCAACCTCGGCGATCTGCTGCTGCAGCTCAGCCTTGGCATCAGCCAGAGCGCCGTCAACCTCGGCGATCTGACCATTGAGGTCAGTGCGAACTTCTGCCAGCCGATCATTGACCGATCCCGGGCCGTCCTTGTCGATCAGGTCGATCCGGTCAGTCAGCTCTTGTCCAAGGTGGCTTTCGAGGATCTCGCCAGTGATCAACTCCAGCACCGGCGCAGCATCCGCACTGGCCTGTCCCATCACACCATTGCCCACCGGGAAGAACGGCCCCACGTTGCCGGTGCGGTCCACCAGGCGCGCCCAGAAGAACAGGGTTGCGCCAGCCAACAGCGACTGCATGCGGTAGTCGGACTGCGGATACGCCAGGTCGGCAAGCTTGGTGGCCACCGACAAGTCATTGGCCGGCCCATACCAGAGCTCGGTGCGCTGGGTGTCCTCTGCGCCTGATGGGAAGCCCCACTTGATGCTGATGCCGAACAGTTCGCTGGTGGTGCGCAGGAAAGCCACCGCCGGCGGTAAGCCGACCTTGCCGGTCAACACCACTTCCGGACTTGCGCCCCAGATCGAGGCTACATCCATCGCGTTGACCGAACTGACCCGGGCGACGTATCGACCGCTATAGATCCCTTCAACATCCGCGCCCAGGTTGCCCGTGCGAGGTAGCCGTATCCAGTTTCCACTGTCCTTGCGCCACTCCACGTTGTAGGCGATCGCGCCGGGAACCGAATCCCAGGTGATGCGCATGCTGGTAACCGCGATCCCTTGCGATACGACGCTGCGCGCCTCGATGCCGATGTTGGCCGGCGGTGACATGACGCCTGGGGGGATGACGCTTGTCGGCTGCGGGTCAATCCGTGCGCCGGTATCGATCGCCGAGTACTTCAGCGGCTCATGCTGGGTAGCTGCGATCTTGAACTGGTGCAGCCCTTGCGGCTCGATGGTCTGTACACGAAAACGCATCACGGCAAGATCAGCGCTTTCCACGGACCAACTGCATTCAGCCTCGGGAAGCTCCGAATAGTCAGCCATCACGGTGACCAGGCGGCCAGATACCGATTTAACGATACGGCCTTCAGACTTGCCGCTCGGCAGGTTCAGAATCAGCCGGTCTTCTTCATGCACCTCGGCGTCGATATCGAGGGTAATAACGCGCTTGGTGGCCGCACTGATACGCCCTCCGTTTGCGCGGCCAGAGAATAGTTCGTCAGCCACGCAGATGATCTGCCCAGGCTCAACGTTACGGCCCTCCATGCCACTCGTGAAGCTGACCGACCACTCTTCGTACTGCTCTGACTTCAGCGCCCAGATGCCATGGCGGATTGCCTCGCCCTCAACGGTGCAGCCGAACCGCGAGATATCAAGCATGCGGTGGCCAAGGACACCAATGAGCTCGTCATTGGTGACCGGTGCCGGCTGGGTTTTGAACTCGTTTTCCGGATTGTCCCAGGCTACCTTGGCGCGGGTATGTCGATCAGGAAAGGCAGCGGCAACATACTCAAACTCGCCGATGATGTTCGATCGAGTGAAGACGTATCCATCCTCATTGCCCGGGATGTCAGCCACCATGGTGACCTGCGAACCATTCCAGCAGCTGCTGCCACGGAACACGCTGGCCAAGTCCGAAAGCAGCGCATACCCCTCAATCGAATCCTGGATATAGACGTTGGTCGTCATGCGTGGCTGCAAGCCGCCCTTGCCATCGGACACCATCACATCGCAGTAACGACCGATCTCGTAGAGGGTCCAGTGATCGACCATGTCGGCAGTAATGCGACGGCCCAGGCCATAGCGACGGTGCAACAGCAGGTCGCGCCATACCCACACTGGGTTATTGGTGTAGGAAAGCTTAAAGGTACCGTTCCAATCGCCGGTGTAGGAGCGGGTTTGAGGATCGTAATTAGTCGGCACCTGTACGATTCGGCCGCGCATCAGGCCGGCGAACTTCGGCGTGTCTTGGAACTGCTTTGCGTCGAACTGAAGCCCACCCAAAGCGAGGTTTGGATAGCGCAGCTTTTTGTCGATGACTTCCGTCAGGCCCTTGATACGCATCAGGTCCGCGAAGTTGGAGTCGTTGCGGTTTGGGGTCAGACGACGCACGCGCACTAGCGCGCTAGTGAAGCCCTCTGGCAGATCAATCCGGTGGGTACGCTCGTACTCGGTGGTGCCTTTGTCATTCAGGGTGGCCGACAGAACAGCCTGATAGCTGCCGCCGTCAACCGACAGGTCAATGGCGTAGTCGATGCGGTAACCGATCTGGTCGCCGTTAGTTTTCACCTGCCAGATTTGCGGCCACGACAAGCGGATTCGCACAGCAGACAACTGCTGGTCGGTGATCGCGTGCGTCCAGGCGTTGTCCGACTTCAACTCAACCGGCAGGCCCTGGGACGCCTCGTTTTCGATGGCGGGAAAGCCCGCAATATGCTCCTGGTCAACGGTGCCAGACCGGAAATCCCAGGTAGTGCCAGGGAAGTTTTCGCTACCGTCCGGGGAGATAAGCGGCGTTCCGTTCAACTTGATCGAGCGCAGGCCGTCAACCGGCCCCACGATAGGCCCCTCGCTCAAGGCGTAGAGCAGCTTTACCGTGGCGATCGACAACGCGCTGTCCGGGGCTTTATATGGCGTGTAAGGCTTAGACTCGCCACCCTTGGAACCTAAAACGCGGGCAGTAGCAGGCCGGCGCCGATGCTTTGCAGCAGACGCTGTTGCGGTTTTGGACATGGGTTTTCCTTACTGCTGATCTTCCGAGAAGACGCCAGCCGAGATGAGGGCGCCGCCGATATCGCGTTCGCCGTACAACAGAGGTTTGCAGCGACCTTGGGCCATGGTGGTGACCGCGCCGCCGAACGCATAGGACGGCCTGTTGCCATCGCCCTCCTTGTCCAGCACGCCCACCGGTGACGGAGACATACTCATGGCGATACCACCAATCATCAGGCCGGCACCTGCAGCCACCAGATAGTACTGCTGAGTGATGGCGCCGATCACCACCAGCGCCAGGCCCGCAATAGTGGCGAACAGGCCTCCGCCTTTACTGCCAATCACGATTGGCGCAATACGAATCGGCTCAACGGTGTCCTGACGCATCTCAATTTCGCTTTCGCTGAGATTCGTCTTACCGCGGAATACCGCATAGGTCAGACCGCGCTCCTCGGACATGCGGAGGAATCGCCTGAACCCAGGGGTCTTCACGCAGAGGGCGTGGACCGCCTCAGAGGGCGAGGCAACCGCCAGGTGGTGCACACGCCCAAAGCGGGCACCCAGCACGCCATAAAGCATCACCAGCACCACCAGTGGCTGCGAGCGAACAGCTGTGATCATGGCCATCAGTCAACCTCCGGCACTCGTTG